TCTAACAATACGGCCTCCGAAATGGCCGTCTGTCACACGTGGCCTTACGGCCATGTCACTGCTCACCCAATTTTTGGGTAAACACAAATAGATTTCCTGTTTGTGTAATTCTTTCCTTTGGAGAAGTAAATATGCCTACTATGGCCGCTATTACCATCAAGAAATTTGATGGCGTCACCGATCAAATCTGGACTAACGTCCAAGCGAGCGGAGGCGACAAAAGTCCAGCTATCTGGCGGAACCAATCTGTGGGTACTGCCCCAGCTTTCATGCCTGAAGCGCGTCTGACGAGTCGGCCTAATGCCGACAACACTGTCCGACGTCTCGAAGGCGTAATCGACTGGAAGCAAACCGCGGTTGGTACGGACGGTGTCACACGAAAGATCAACGTGGGCTATTTGAAGATCGAAGCTGTTGTGCCCCAAGGCATGGCAACTGCGGATCTCAATGAGTTCACGGCTCAATCGTGCAATTTTGTGGGATCTTCACTCTGGAAGCTCTCCCTCAAAGACGGTTTTGCTCCTCAATAAGGAGTAAGCTGTGCCGTCCAACACCCTTTCATGTGAAGTGAAGAGTGTAGCCCTCGCAATCTGCGACGGCTTCGCCGGGCCTATAGCGACTAAGGTTAAATCCTTGATCGCTGCAGAGCTTTGGGATGAACTTTCTTCTTTAGTAGTTCATCCAGGCAGTTACAAGACTGCTGAAGAGTACTTTCGTGATGTTGCTTGTGCTTCCTTTCTTAGGAAATATGAGCCGCTTCCAACCACGATCGACCGTAAAAAAGTCGCCCGTGATAAGTTCTTTTCAGCGGAACGTAATTGTTTTCGAACCAATCAGAGACTAGACCGTTTTATCTACGGAGATCACTCTCCCGAAGATGAACCCATTGCTGAGTTTTTTCAGTCAGTGCGTGAAGAGGTTTCAATTCTCATTGGACACAGCCCGCCAAGTAATCCGGCGGGTCGATTCGGTCCAGGTTCGACGTACAGTGATGTGGCTAGTCTTGCGACTATACCAGACAAAATGCAGTCTGTACCTGAATTAACTCGTGACGCACTCTACTTCTTAGTGCCTTGGGGGGGAACCCTCTGGGCCAAAGCTAGTGCTGCGCGTGGTGATTCCATATCGTTTCAAAGAGGGAACCGTTTCACAACAGTTCCGAAAGACTGCACAACCGACCGAGGTATCTCGATTGAGTGCAGTATAAATCTTTTCTACCAACTCGCCTATGGAACGGCGATAAGGGAAACTTTGAAAAAGAGCACGTGTCATAGACTAGTGCTCGGAGAGATGCAATCTATTCACAGGCGGGTTGCCCGTGAAGCCAGCATAACTGGCCAGTTTGCAACTATGGATATCACACAAGCTAGTGATCACGTAAGTAGAAGTTTGGTTAAGCTTCTCTTACCCCGTCGGTGGTATGAACCACTGAATGATCTCCGATCACCTGTTACCGACATCCAAGTCGAAAACGGTGAGGAAAGATCCATAGTGCTAGAGAAATTTAGC